ACTAATAATTTATTCAATCAAGAAATAGATCAAGCAATAGAAGAATATAAAATATTTTATAAAGAAAAACTAGAAGAAAGTAATCTAGGAACAGTTACAGAAAATGGTGATATTGAAAGATGGATTGGTTCTATTAATAAAGAAAGAGCAGATGAATCTTTAAATGAGGTTATTGAATATTTGGAAAATCTTAAAAAATATTAAAAATGATTGTCTTGATAACTACAGTAACTGTTGCTTTAATTACGGCTGTAATAGGACCTATTGCAGTAAGTTGGGTAAAATTAAAAATGGAGAAAAAAACCACCACAACTCCAATACATGATGCTTTAGAATCATCTATCCAAATAGATAATCAACTTAACATGATAATGGAAGAATTAGAATGTGATAGAATTTGGATAGCGCAATTCCATAATGGGGGGTATTTTTATCTAACAAACCGCTCAATCCAAAAATTTTCAATATTCTATGAAAAATGTACTCTAGACACCCCAAATATTCAAAATACATTCCAAAACATTCCTGTGTCTTTATTCCCTAGAGTATTATCTAAAGTATATAAAGATAATGAACTTTCAATTGATAATATTGATAATGCAGAGGATACATTTGGTTTAGAACATTTAACTACTCAATTTAATACTAAATCTATATGTATGATAGGTTTACATAGTTTAGATAATCATTTAATAGGTGTAATAGGTATATCATTCAAACAACCCTACCATATAAAAAAAGAAGAATGGATATATATTAGAAAAAAAATAGGAGTTATTGGAACATTACTATCCAAATATTTATACGCAACAAATAAGAAATAATGAAAGACAATTTTGATGAATATAAATGGTTTAAAAATCAATATTTAAATGAAAATGATAATACTATAAATAATATTGAACTTCTAGCAGATCCTAGAGATTTAAAATATCTCAAAGATTTACTTAGAATTATTATTACTGATTTAAATGCACAAGATGTTGATATAGAAGATATAAAATTATACTTATCTCAATTTATTGACCAAATATAATATTTATAATAAAATAAAACATGAAAGACAATTTTGACTTAAAAAGATTCTTAACAGAACATAAAGTATTTGAAAACTTTAACCCATTTATGGCCGAGGATTATAGTATGGAAGATGAAGATAAAAAAAATTCATTGCGTGATCGAATTAGAGAAATAATAATATCTGAATTATCCCTTCAAGAAACAGAATTAGATGAAGCTAAGAAAGATAAAGAAGAAGAAACAGTAGATGATGTTGAATTAGAAGACACTACTGAATTTGAAACAGAACCTGAAACCGAAGTAGCTCCTGATTTAGATGGGGGAGAAAAAGAAATAATGGACTCACTAGAAAATGCTCTCGAATTTGCAAAACAAAAAGGAGATGATAAATTGATTGACCAAATTGGAAATACAATTACATTCTTCACAAGACAATATATCGTAAAATAATCAAATCTATAATAAATAAAATATATGAACACAATTGAATTAATTGAAGTAATGGAAACATTATTAGAAGTAGTAAAGACAGAAAATACAAAAACCACTAAAGCAGCTCATGGACGTGCTCGTAAAGCATCCAGTGAATTGAAAAAACTAGCTAGTGAATTTAAAAAAACGTCTCTATCAGAAGATAAAGCTTAATTTAAAATGCTCAACGAAAAAAAACTTACTGCCGACGAATTAGCAGCCCGTGAAAAAATAATTATGGGTATGAAAAAAAACAAGTCTCAACTTGTGAAGAAATTTGGTAAAGATGCAGAAAAAGTTATGTATGGTAGAGCAACAAATATAGCTAAAAAACAGGTGGAAGATAAAACTGGAACCGTGGAAGAAAAATTAAAAAAAGCTGTGAGAACTACATTAAGTGTATCTCCATCTTCTAAATTTTCTGAATTAACCGAAAGAATATTCTCTAAAATGAGGAATAAATAATGACAAGAGAAGAACTTATTATACGAATTCGTAAATTAGCATTTGAAGTTGTTAATTCAAGAAAACAAGCAGAGGTAGCCACAATTGAATATGATGAATTAATTAAATTCCCTGAATTAAAGAAAATATTAATTGATTTATTAACTAATGAATTTGATAAGTTTTTATCATCAATAGATTGGGTTGCTCCTCGACCAACTACATTTAGAATTAACTTAAAAAACAACCAAGAATTTTATATAATGTTTGGTAAAAGAAGTTGGATTGCACAAGTTGAAGGTAAAAAATATTATCTATTAAATTTACCTGAAGAGGAAAGAGCAGCAGAGGCTATATCTCGTATCTTAAGATATGGAATAAAAATAGAATCAGGAGCCCAAACAGATCTTGAATTATCATCAGAAGCTCCACCAGAGGAACCACCAGTAGAATCACCACCAGAAGAAACACCAGCATAATGGACGCTTTAACCAAATTTTTAAATAATATAGCTTATAAGTTTCCTAAAGGATATCCTGACATGAATAATGAACAGGATATTTTGTTATTGGAAAACGAATTGAAAAAATTAGGTATTGACTTAACAGAAAGTTCATTGTCCCCAAAAGAATTAGAAAAACCATACCCTCCTAGACATGAATTCTCCGGGAAATATTCCGATAGAGGTGGAAGATTTAGAGAAAAAATATTAAATGGTAGCGAGTTTGAATTAAATGATGGTTCTACCATTATAATTGATCCTAAAGCATCATCTGAATTAATGGATGCCCTTGAAAAAAAACAATATAATATTTTAAATAAAGGTGCTAAAGTAATAATTGATACTAATGGTAAAGCTTATGGAATAGCTTCATTAAAGAAAACTGAAGAATTTGGTAGTGGAGCTGGACAAGGTGCAGGTTCTGCAGCTACATCATTAGCTGAATCAGCCCAATGTGTTTTTACTGCATTGGCATATAAAATAAAAAAAGGACCAATTTCAGAAGAAGATGTTAATCTTGAGAATTTAAAGAAAGCATTTGAATATTGTGATGTAACTGATTCATTAGAATCAATAATTTCATTCTCACAAGATGTATCTTGGAGAAATACATTCATAATTTCTTCTAACATTATATTACAATATTTCAAAAATCCAAATTTTGAATTTCATAGAGGATCCAAATTTGTACAATCAATATATTCTACATATAAAGTTGCATCAAAATCAGAAGGGATATCAATGCAATCTGATAAATGGAACCCAGCAGATATATGGTTAGTAGACAAATCAATTTTAAACTTTGATTTCCCACCTGATCTCCAAGAATTAAATGCTTTTCTTGCTGATATGTTTTCTGATAATTTACTTATAGGAGTATCTCTAAAAAAATTAGGTAAAGAAGGAAAACTTAGTATATCAAATATATCTGAAGATTCCATTAAAGGACATAAATTAAATAATATTGTAGCTCCATTATCAAATAAAGGAGCCCAATGGAATTATGATGATGGAAAGATTTATTTTAGAACATTTAATTTTGCTACAAATTTCGCAGGTGAAATATTAGGTAAAACAGCGGCTCATGGAAAAATAGGAGCAGGACCTATAAATGATGTTTTAAAATATAATAAAACTGAAGTAATTCCTAATTCTAAAGATATAAAAAGTAAATTTGAATCGAATGATGAAGAATTACTTAATAAGTTTTATGAGAATTATAATATTGTTGTAGGAGAATTAGATAAAGAAAAATTCCTTGAATTTGTAACTACTAAAGATACGGATTGGAAAGTATCTAAATATATGGCTCTTCATATTAGCTCTATAGCAAAACAATCCCAACCATTAGCTAATGAAATCCTATCAGATATGATAAGATATGCATCTTCATCTACAAAATCAAGTTCAGTATTTGCTAAAATATCATAATATTTATTGATATGGAACGTTTAAGATCTCTTATTAAAGAAGTACTATCAACACCCCCTAAAAAGGATAGTTGTAACTGTGGTTGCCATAATTGCGATAATGTAGGTAATCCTGGTGTTGTACTAAACGAAAGTTTAGTTAAAAAAGAAATATTATCGGAAAATCTGCGTTATCACGTGGATAATCAACTACCACTTACCAAAAACACGTTCCGATATGGTTCGGAATCTTTCCTTAATTTATGGGCAGAAGCTCGTGCTTTATATTTACGTGAAATTATTCATGTAAATGAAGATGATAAACAAATTCTAGAGGAAACTAATTTAGGTAATTTTGGTTTATATAAAAATCAAAAAGTACCTTTAGACCTACCTATATTATATGAAGGAGAACTTGAAGAAGCCGAAGATAAATCAAATCCACCAATTGGAAAATCAAAACGTGGGGGGTCTAAAAAATTCTATGTTTACGTAAGAGATAAAGGTAAAGTTAAAAAAGTATCTTTTGGTGGACAAGATAATACATACTTTATATTCCCTCTTTTAGACATACCCCAAGCTCAACAAAATGAAATTCAAATTCAACCTAAAAAAAAATAGGTTCTGGGGAGCATGGGAGAGTCTATAATTCTAGAAAAAATAAAATCATTAAAAAATCTAATAGTTTAAAAGGATTTTCCCAAGATGAACTAGAAAACTACCAACTCTTCAACCAGCATCCTGATATGTTCCCCCATATTTACAAATTAACTCAAGATTATGTAATTATGGATAAAATAGATTCTCCTAGTAAAGAATTGATGGATGTTTATAATTTTTTAGATGATGTAGATATATGGAGAGATGATGATTTTTTAACTAACATATATGATGAGGTTAAAAACAATAACTTAAAAATTTTCCAACAATCCCTTCAAAAAGCTAAAGAGTTAAATAGAATGGATATATATGACACTTTAAAAAAATGTTTAAATTTTTGTATTGAATTAAATAAATTATTTAAAAATAAATTTATAGATATACAATTAAGTAATGTAGGAATTGATGATAAAGGCAAAATAAAAATATTTGACCTATAAAATGACCCCATACACAGACATAGAAGTTACAGACAAATATATTATTCGTGAATTTAACGAAAATGATGATTTAGGAACTGAAGGACTTTAGCATAGAGATTTAGAGGATCGTACTATAGAAGCTATTGGAGATACAGACTGGCAATTACAATTGGAAAATTGCTTGCCTACCTCTCTAAAAGAACGTATATTTATAGAAAGACACGAATGGCATCGTGTAATAAAAGGAACAGGAATTTTAAAGTTAAAAATACATAAATCATGAAGTTAAACAGCTTAAGACAATTAGTTAAAGAAGAATTAACTAAAGCAATCAACGAAAATACTCCCAAATATAAAGAAGGAGATACTTTTAATTATATGGGAACAAAACATATAGTTGTTTCTGATGATGGATATATCGTTAAAGCAAAACCACCCAATGGAAAAGTAGTTAGAATTAATTATGGTCAATTAAAAAATCATGTTAGTGAAAATGAAGATACAAGAGATCTTAAAAATATACCCCTAGAAAATATGGAAGAAGGCACTTATAAAATAGATTATATCATAGCTGATTATGATGGAGGACCTGGTCATTCAGATTCAACATTATCAACTATTACAAAAGATGAATTTATGCAAAATATAGATATTTCCACTTCAAACTTTTGGAAAGGTATTGCTCGTGATGTTGATGATTTCCCAATATATAAAGTAACAAAAGTAACAAGAGCATAACATATAGACAGATTCATAGTCTGTCGACTTAAAAAAATTATTAGAGATCTGTTGCCTTATAGGTTACAGATCTTTCTTTTTATACATTTGTAATTAAAATATAATATAATAAAATAATATATAAAATTACAAATCCCCAAGGAGAAATATATAGGTCAATCAAAAAAATATTGAATCAATATTGAAACAATATAAAAACGAGGTCATCCAAAAACAACAAATTATTCTTGGTTTTAAAAAAACCTTGGAGAAAATAAAAGATTTTTATATATTTAAAAATATAAAATATAAAATATAAAATATAATATGGATAAACTAGTATATATAGGAGCAGGAGTAAGTACACAATATGGAGTACTTCATCTATTAAAAAATGGATATGATCCTTCTAAAATAACTATAATAGATAAAGGGAAAAATATCTATGACAGACTCCCATGTGATATCATGACTGGTGCTGGAGGGTGTGGAACATGGAGTGATTTTAAAGTAATCCCATCATTTAAACAAGGTGGGTTATTTTACCCACATTATTGTCAAGATGAAGATCAAGCAAATGGATTATCAAAACAATTATATGATTATATAGTTGAATATCACCCTGATCCTTCTAAAATAATGTATACTGAACCTGTTGAGGAACCTCAATTTATTAAGGACTCACCTTTTGAATTAAGACAATCTCCATGTTATCACTTAGGTACAGATTATGGTCAACAACAAGTTAAAAATATATTTGAGTATTTTGATAGTGTAGGAGTAAATCAAATATATAATGCTGAAGTTCTAAATGTTAATTTAGAAAAAAATACGGTAACATATTCATATAAGGATCATCTTGAAACCTATTATAATGAAATTTACGGAGATAAATTAATTATAGGAACAGGAAAATCAGGTATGGATTTACTTACTAAATTGATTGAAGATTATAAATTAGAAACCAAAAGTAAACCAGGACAATTTGGTGTTCGTTATGAAACAGATGGTAAGTATTTTGAAGAGTTAAATAAAATAGCTTATGATTTTAAGTTATATAAGAAATTTGGAGAGGACAGTGCTAGGTCATTTTGTACAAATAACTTCGCTGCTTTTGTGGCAGAAGAGGAAACATATGGTATGAAATCATATAATGGTCATGCCCATAAAGACCCAAATAAAGCAAATGGATTAACTAATTTTGGTATTTTATTAGAAGCTAGAAATATAGAAGACCCATTTAAATTCAGTCAAGAATTAGTTAACTTTTTCCAATCAAATGGAGAAGCATGTTATTATTCACCTACAGATAGAGAACCTTCATTAACAGATCAAGGAATAAAAGTACCTGGTTATAAAATAACATTAGATAAATTTAAAGAGGGATTTGGCAAATATGCTGATTATATTCTAGAATTTATAGATGATTTAAATAAAACTTTTGGAATAAATGATAATTATATTTTTTACTGTCCTGAAGTTAAATTTTTAACTAATGAGATAGTATTAAATAAAGAAGATTTATCATTACCACAATACCATAATGTACATTTACAAGGAGATGCTGCTGGTGCCCGAGGAATATATATTTCAGCACTGCATGGGATTATGATTTCTGATTCTATTCTTCGAGGTAAAATATTCTTTGGATAAATTGAAAGAGTTAGTAAAAAGTAGTGATATAAGAATTTCACAAGTAGTTCAAGATGCAAAAATAGGAAAATAACAAATAAATATAAAAGTTATGCCAAACACACAAACTAAAAAATTAAAATCACCAGATGGTACTATTGTGTATTATCTAGATGGAAAAATGCACAGTACAGAGGGACCTGCTTTTATTCCTGAAGGTGATAATAAGCGAAGAGAATATTATATCAATGGTATAAAATTCACAGAACAAGAATGGAAAGCAGCTATAAAAGAAGGAGATGGTTTACCATATTTTAAACAATCAGGTAACAATGTGCGTTTTTAGAAGATAAACCATTTTTATATAAAATATTAATAAAATTTTAAAAGAAAATAAATGAAAATAGGAAATTAGTTTTTCCTACTGTTTTACATATTTATTGTTGATAAAACAACATTATTTATGGAAAAAAGAGGACCAAAACAAGTAACTAATAGAAAGTTTATAGAAAAGGCAAATTTGAAACATAATAATTATTATGATTATTCTTTAGTTAATTATATTAAAGCTCAAACTAAGGTAAAAATAATATGCCCTAAACATGGTATATTTGAACAACAACCTAATAACCATATATTTGGTCAGGGTTGTATACGGTGTATGGGGGATAATGTGAGAAATGCTAGAAAATTTACTAAGGAACAATGGATAGAAAAGTTTAAAAAAGTACATGGGGATAGATATGATTATTCCTTAATAAAAGTTGGAGAAGGGGCAGGAACTTATTATAAATCTATAATAATATGTAATAAACATGGAGAATTCTTACAAAGACCTCAATCTCATAGTAAGGGTGCTGGGTGTCCTTTTTGTAATATATCTAAAGGTGAAGATGAAGTAGAAAAATATCTTATAAAGAATAATATAAAATATATAAGGGAATATAAATTTGATAAATGTCTTAATCCTAAAACTAATAAAAAATTACCATTTGATTTCTTTCTTCCTGAATACAACCTAATAATAGAATACCAAGGAGAACAACATTATAAGAAAACTGGGTATTTTGAAAAAAGATCTGGAGGGTTAGAAGGATTACAATATAGAGATAAAATAAAAAAAGAGTTTTGTATTAACAATAATATAAAATTAATTGAAATAAAATATATAGATATTAATATTATTAACACAATTTTAAAAGAAAACATATGAGAATAGGCATTTGTGGAAGTCAAAGCGTTGGAAAAACAACTTTAGTTAATGCTTTAAAAGAATTACCAGAATTTAAAGATTATACATTTTCAACTGAGCGTTCTAAATATTTAAGAGATTTAGGTATTCCTTTAAATACAGATTCTACTATTAAGGGTCAAATTGTATTTTTAGCAGAACGTGCTAGTGAATTGATGTGTGAAAATATTATAACAGATCGCACTGTAATTGATGTTATGGCATTTACTAGTTTAGCTAAATCAATCCCATATTTTATGGTATATGAATATAATAAAATAGCATCACATATGATTAAGGAATATGATCATATTTTTTATATATCTCCTGAAGGAATAGAATTAGAAGATAATGGTGTTCGTACTACTGATTCGGAATATAGAAATGATATAGATAAACAAATTAAAAGATATTTAGTTGAATATAACAAAAAAATATTTTCATTACATGAATTATCAGGAACAACTGATGAAAGAATCAAAAAAATTAAACAGGTATTATTTCCATAATATTTATCACTAAATATAAATAAAAATGAAAAAAACACATTTACTTGAAATCATACAGGAAGAAATTATTTCAGTATTAAGAGAAGGAGAAGCTGAAGATAAAGCAGCAAAATCAGCTCAATTAAAGGCTATTGATTTAGAAATTAAGGCTCTCCAAAAGAAAAAAGTGGATATTATGAGATCTGGGGTTTCTGAAATTGCACTTGAAGAAGATCAATTGGATGAAATGGCTAAAATTACAGGTAGATTAGAAGCAGCTATTAAAAAAGTATTATCTTCTAATGCTGATCTTGAGGGTTTACCATTAAAGAAAGCTATTAAAGCTAATGCTGAAGTAGAAGATGCACTTGAGGGTGATACAATGTATGACAATCAATTAAATAAATTTATTGCATTAGTTAGAGGTAATAGAGAAGTAGGTCAACGTGGTCGCAAAGCTGACCCAACAAAAGTAAAAGTAGAACCTAAAGCAAAAGCAAAAGCTGAACCAAAAGTAAAAGTAGAAAAATCATCAATTGAAGGTATAGATGATGAAGATAAAGAAGCAGCAGCATCAATTGGTAAAGATGAAACAGCTAAAAAATTAGGTAAAATACTCCCAAAAGATAAAATCGAAAAGTTCAACTTAGGATTAAAATTTATTAAAAAATATAAAGACGATAAACCAAAGATTGATGCTTATTTGAAAAAAGCAAAAGAAGAATATAAATTCTCGAATGAAATGTTAAAAGATTTAAAGAAAACAGCAGGTAGAGAAGTAAATATTTAATAATAAAATTAATGCTAAATCAGGTTTTAACATTTAATAAAAAACAATTAATCCTTTTTGGGATCGGGATAATAATGATTATAATAATAGTGTCTACTCTATCAACTAGGGTAGACACTCCAATTTCATATGATTCTTATAAATCTGAAATTGATAGTCTAAACACCAAATTAAAAAATATTAAAGACAGACAAAATATATTGGATAATCAAATTAAAACATATAAAGATAGTATTAATATATCCAATAATAGAATAGATTCATTAGGGAAAGAATTAATTAAAACTCGTATATATTATGGTAAAAAAATTAAAGATATTGGGATTTATACTCCTTCTGAACTTTCAAACTTTTTCACAATCCGATACAAATAAAATTTATATTCCATATTCTGTAGCTCGAAAAATAGCTATTGAATTAATTCAAAAAGACTCATTACAATCAGAATTAAAAGAAACTCAATTTATTCTTAAAGAATCTCAAAATAAAATAAGACTACAGGATAGTGTTATGATATATTTTGAACGAAGAGAAATAGAATATAAATCTGAAATAAAAGTATTTGAGGAAAAAGAAAAAATTTATATAAGTAATATGGAAAAATTAATAGAGAATAACAATAAACTTATTGGAAAAAGTAATAGATTAAAAAATACAGCTCAAATATTAGGAGGTGGATTTTTAGGAACTCTAGCTGCATTGATTACTCTGATAACAATTAAATGATAAATGAGTAATGATATAAAACAAATATTAAGACAGGAATATACTAGATGTGCCCAAGACCCAGCACATTTTATGAAAAAGTATTGTTTTATCCAACATCCACAAAGAGGTAGAATTCAATTCAATTTATATCCATTCCAAGAAAAAGTATTACATTTATGGAGAGATAATCCATATTCAATAGTATTAAAATCAAGACAATTAGGTATATCAACTTTAGCTGCAGGTTATTCCCTATGGCTAATGACATTTCATCAAGATAGAAACGTACTAGCATTAGCAACCACACAAGCAACAGCTCGTAACTTGGTTTCTAAAGTACAATTTATGTGGGAAAATTTACCTTCATGGCTGAAAGTACCTTCTGTTGAAAATAACAAATTATCCCTAAGATTAAATAACGGATCAAAAGTTCAAGCCAAATCATCAAATGCTGATGCTGCACGTTCAGAAGCCGTTTCTCTTCTAATAGTGGATGAAGCCGCATTTATTGAAAATATTGGAGAAACATGGGCATCTGCACAGCAAACCCTAGCAACTGGGGGTGGAGCTATTGTATTAAGCACTCCTTATGGTACTGGTAATTGGTTTCACCAAACATGGGTTAGAGCAGAAGGTCAAGAAAATGATTTCATTCCCATTAAATTACCTTGGATGGTTCATCCTGAAAGAGATCAAACTTGGAGAGACAGACAAGATGAATTATTAGGTGATCCTAGATTAGCGGCACAAGAGTGTGACTGTGATTTTAGTACATCTGGAGATACTGTGTTTTACCCTGAATTTTTAGAATTTTATTTAAAGACATATATTAAAGAACCTTTAGAACGTAGAGGAGCTGATAGAAATCTATGGATTTGGGAACCAGCTGATTATTCTAGATCATATATGGTTTTAGCCGATGTTGCTCGAGGTGATGGAAAAGACCACTCTGCATTCCATATATTAGATATTGAAACTAATACACAAGTAGGCGAGTATAAAGGTAAAATTGGAACTAAAGAATTTGGACATTTACTTGTAGGTATAGCAACTGAATATAATAATGCTTTACTTGTAGTTGAAAATGCAAATATTGGATGGTCAACAATACAAACAATAATAGATAGGCAATACCCCAATTTATACTATTCACCCAAAAGCGGTGAAATAAGCTCGGATTCATTCTTTACTGAATATATGGATACTAGTAAAATGGTAGCTGGTTTTTCTATGACAACTCGTACTAGACCTATTTGTATAGGTAAGTTCCAAGAAGCACTTTCCGATAAGGGTGTAACAATCCAATCAAAACGCCTAATAGAGGAAATGAAAGTATTTGTTTGGAAAAACGGCAGAGCAGAAGCCCAATCAGGTTATAACGATGATTTAGTAATGTCTTTTTCTATGGGGCAATTCATGAGAGATATATCATTTAAATTTAAACAACATGGTGTTGATCTTACTAAAAGTATGCTAAATAATATATCAACATCCAATAACTCATTTTCAGGAGGATATTCAAGTCAAGGTATAAATAAAAATCCTTGGAAGATGGATAATCCATATTCTGGAGGGGAGGAAGATATTAATTGGTTACTTTAAAAAATTCATTGTTTTTTTCAATATTTATTAGTATAATATAATAAAAAATATGGCTCAAAAAGATTTATTTTCGAGATTAAAAAGATTATTCTCAACAGATGTAATTATTCGTAACCAAGGTGGAACACAACTTAAGGTTATGGATGTTAATCAAATTCAACAATCCGGTGAAATCCAAACAAATTCCCTAGTAGATAGATTTAATAGAATTTATACAAATTCATCTACATCATTATATGGTTATCAAAATTCATTTAACTATCAAACCCTAAGACCTACTCTATATTCAGAATATGATGCTATGGATACAGATGCTATTATTGCTTCTGCTCTTGATATTATAGCTGATGAATCTACTTTAAAGAGTGAGTTAGGTGAAGTATTATCAATCCGTAGTTCGGATGAAGACATACAAAAGATATTATATAATTTATTTTATGATGTATTAAATATTGAATTTAATCTTTGGCCTTGGATTCGTAATATGTGTAAATACGGGGATTTTTTCTTAAAATTAGAGATCGCTGAAAAATATGGTGTATATAATGTAATTCCATATACTGCATATCATATTGAGAGACAAGAAGGATATGATATTAAAAACCCTGCATCTATAAGATTCAGATTTGATCCAGATGGTATATCAGCCTCAAGTTATGGTTATTCTGATGTACATAATTCATCACAACAAGGAAAATCTATTATATTTGATAATTATGAAATGGCCCATTTCCGATTATTAACTGATACTAATTTTTTACCTTACGGTAGATCATATATTGAACCTGCTCGTAAATTATTTAAACAATATACATTGATGGAAGATGCAATGTTGATTCACAGAATCGTTCGTGCACCTGAAAAACGTATATTCTATGTTAATGTCGGTAATATTGCCCCTACTGAAGTAGAAAACTTTATGCAGAAAACAATTACCAAAATGAAACGTACTCCATATATTGATCAACAAACAGGTGAATATAACTTGAAATATAACATGCAAAATTTACTTGAGGACTTCTACATCCCTATCCGTGGAAATGATCAAGCAACTAAAATTGATACACTCCCAGGATTACAATATGATGGTATTACTGATGTTGAATATTTAAGAGATAAATTATTTGCTGCTTTAAAAGTACCTAAAGCGTTTTTAGGATATGAAAAAGACTTAACAGGTAAGGCTACATTGGCTGCAGAAGACATTAGATTTGCGCGCACAATCGATCGTATTCAACGTATAATGTTATCTGAATTAAATAAAATTGCTTTAGTTCACTTATACACACAAGGATATTCAGCTGAAAGTTTAACTAATTTCCAATTATCATTAACTACTCCTTCTATTATATATGATCAAGAAAGAATTGCATTGATGAAAGAAAAAGTTGAATTATCTAACTCTATGATAGATGGAAATTTAATGCCTACCGATTGGATATACGAGAATATATGGCATATGAGTGAAGACCAATATGATGAAATGAGAGATTTAATTAGACAAGATGCTAAACGTAAATTTAGAATTAGCCAAATTGAATCAGAAGGCAATGATCCTATTGAATCTGGACAATCATATGGTACACCACATGATTTAGCTTCATTATATGGTAGAGGTAGATATGATAATAATACAGATGTTCCTGTAGGATATGACGAAAAAAATCCATTAGGAAGACCTGAAGAAAAAGTAACTAATAGAAATACACAAGATGATTCATTTGGAAAAGATAGAATTGGATCTCTAGGAATAAAACGTGACGATGAAGAATCATCTTCAATGAGAACTAATTATAAAGGTGGATCACCATTAGCATTAGAGGGCAGATCACTATCAGTTTTTCAATCAAATATGTTAAGTAAAGTTCCATTTGGTAAAAAACGAATGATATTTGAAGTAGATAAACAAAAAGAATCACTATTAGATGAAAATCAAATACGTGAGTAATAAATTTTAATATATTTATAAATAAATGATATATTTGTATAAATATTCGAATATATAATAAAATAACCCTTTATAAATGTTGCCAAGAAAAAAGAAAATCAACATATGAATTTATTTGGAAATATAAGAATAATTAAATGAGTAAAATAAAACATTCGAAATATAAAAATACCGGTATTATTTTTGAATTACTAATTAGACAGATCACTGCCGATACTTTAGATGGAAAGGACTCCCCAATTAAAGAAATTCTTAAAAAATATTTTGTTAAAACAGAATTAGGAAAAGAATATAAATTGTATGAGGCTTTATTAAATAAAAATAGTATTACTGAGACCAAAGCAAATATTGTTATTGATACTCTTTTAGAATCATCTAAAAATATTAATAAAAGAATAGTTAAAAAACAAAGATATAATCTCATTAGTGAAATTTCAAAACACTATGATTTAAATGAGTTTTTTAATCATAAATTACCTAACTACAAGATACAAGCCGCTTTCTATACTCTTTTAGAAGCATACACTATTGGAAATGTAGTAAATCCTAATATTATTATTACAAATAAAGTAACTATATTAGAACATTTAACCGCAGCATTGATTACAGAAAAACAAGTAAGAGATAATGTATTGGAAGAATTTAAAAAATCTGATAAAGATTTACGTACTTTAACATATCGAATAATTTTAGAAAAATTCAATGGTAAATACGATGAATTAAACTCACATCAAAAATCCATTCTAAAAGAATTAATCAATTCAATTGATAATTTACCAAGATTAAAAGAATTTTATAGTTCTAAATCTATTGAAATTAGAGAAGAATTAACAAAATTAAATAAAAAAGTCAAAGATCAAGTTACTAAAATTAAAGTTAATGAAATTATATCATTGATAAAACCTCTAGATAAAAATGTAAAGGTATCTGACAATGATTTAATCAACTTATTGCAATATTGTGATTTAGTTAACGAATTAGAATCAGCAAATGCGTGAGATTTTAAAAAATATAATTAAAGCAAAATATAAAAAATTAAAGGAGCAATCATATACAGGAGTAGGTGGTGCAACTTTTTCCCCGGGTGAAGGAACTCAATATTCTACACCAAGAGCTTTTGCTAAAGATACTAATTCTAAAGGAATAAAAAATCCATATTATTATAAACTTGGATATAAAATAGTACCTAAAAAAATTAAAGGATCTGAATTAGAAGTTAAACAATTATTTGAAGATGAAATATTAAATGAATATAACGATTTTCAGCAAGATAGAATAAAAGCATTCGAATTAGTAGAAAATGAATTAAATTCACTATTACCATTAATTTCAAACGCTAAAAATGAAACAGCAGAATTCTATGCTGAAAACCCAGGCTCATATAAAGTAATTATAGGAACAGATCTAATTTTAGAATATATAAAAGACATTAAAACTTTATTAATAGGAGAACAATAATGAAAACATTAAACGAACAATACAGATTAATTAAAGAAGATAAAGGACATAAAGGTATGTTCTTAACTGAAGCAAAACGCCAGTTTCCTAATTACATCCGTAATGCAGCTACGTTTGACGAAGCTGAAAAAGTATTGAAGCAAAAAGGTGTAATCACTGAAAATTTTTCAGGTTTAGAACCAATCAACTCACCATTTTCTACAAAAGTACAAGAACCATTTGAATCATCTTTTGCTAAATTCTTGGAAGAAGCAAAATCTCCAGAAATAAAAGCAAAAGAAGTTAAAGCTAAAACATTAAAATCTCAAGAAGATGATGAAAAAGCTGAATTAAAGAAACCATCAGATCAAGTTGAAGATGATCTAGAACATGGATATAATAACAAAGACGATAAAAACATTAATAATTTGATGTTTGGTCAAGTAATGACAGGATATTACGCTGAAATGAAAGACCCAAAGAATGCAGACAAAACAATGGAACAATTAAAAGACATTGTTTTAAAGAATTTAGCTAAAGATCCAATTTTCTATACTAAAGATGGTCAATTTGGAGTTAAAGGTGTTGGATATACAACTGAAGTACCTGGTTTAGGTACCCCAAAAGAGGCTAAAGGAAAATATAAAGCATCTGGATATGGTGATTTAAAAGAAGGACAAGTAAATATGAATGTACAAGAAATAAAATTACGTAGAATAATTAACACAATTATCCGTGAAGAATTAGCTAAAAAATCATTAAATGAAAACGTTGATAAACGTTTAAAAGAAATCGAAGTAGAAGCAGAGATGGAAGTAATGGGTTTAAAAATGGAAAAGATCATGGCCGAAATCGAGAAGCGCCAAACTCAATTAAGTCGATTGGATGAAGATGAAGATTTAAAAGTTATGATGGATAAAAAAGTAATATCAAAAATCCAAAAAGAAATTAAATTTTTAGAAAGAGCTAAAGCTAAAGTTGAAAAAATCATGGGTAAAGGTAAAGGTAAAAAAATTGAAGTAATTGATGAGATGGAAGATGCCGAAGAAAATCCTGAATTCGAAAAAGTTGCAGCACAAGCTGAAGAAATGTATCATGATGGGTTAGAAATTAAAGATATCTTGGTTAAATTTAACCCTCGTATGCGAAATGATTTAGAACGTCATCTAAAAATGGGTTTTGAAGGAACAGATAATGACTAAAATTTACCAAAATGACTAAACAAGTATTAATAGAAACTCAATTATTTAAATTATCTCCTATCCCCCTAACAGAAGGTAAAGTATCTGGACGTGGAAATCCCATGGTAGAAGGTATATTAGCCACAGCCGAAATTAAAAATGGTAATGGTAGATATTACTCTAAAGACCTATGGGAACGTGAGATAAACAAATATATGGAATCTATACGTGAAAATAGAGCACTAGGAGAATTAGATCACCCCGAATCATCAATTATTAACCTAAAAAACGTATCCCACAATATAGTAGAATTACGATGGGATGGAGATAATGTAATGGGTAAAATTGAAATACTACCTACACCATCTGGGAATATATTAAAAGCACTTATTGATAGTGGGATTACAGTTGGTGTTTCTTCTCGTGGTATGGGTTCATTACAAGAAAAATCAGGCGTATTAGAGGTACAAGATGATTTTGAATTATTAGCATGGGATTTTGTAAGTACCCCATCTAACCCAGGATCATGGATGCGTCCTATAAAAGAATCTATTAATGAAGGACAAACATCTAACTCTAATAAATATTCCAAGGTAAATTCTATTATCACAGAAATCCTTTGTTCACAAGGTTCTTGCCCAATTTGGTAAACCAACATAATTTTTCAAAATATTTACCATATAAAATCCAATAACATGCAACCTATCATTATTTATCGGATGTTGAAATTAATATAAAATATTAACAACAAATTAGGAATATTATTTTAGATATTATAAATGTATTAAATAAACTTTAACTCATATTATAATTGAGCCTTCTTTTGCAGGCTTTTTTTATCCTTGCGACTTTATGCCCCTACCCATATACGTATAAATTGAATATGCCGTCCCTCGATTCCGATACGACATCAATTAAATAATTTATATTACGTTTCTTAATAAACGTACTTTCCCAACAAAAAATAAATTTAGGAAAAATGGCAACAAACAGAGACTTGCTTAAAGAAGCAATCGCAGATGCTAAAGCTGTAAAAGAAATGGCTATTGCAAATGCAAAAGCTGCTTTAGAAGAATCATTCACACCACAATTACAATCTATGCTATCTGCAAAACTTCAAGAAATGGAAGAAGAAGAATTGGACGAAGTAGGATTTGGAAAAATGACAGCAGATTCAGACGAAGGATTCAGTGAAATGGATGAAAAAGCCCTTGATGAACTTGAAGAAGATGATATGGATTTGGATGAACTTTTAAATGAGTTAAACGAAGAAGAAGTTGATTCTGAAGAAGATGGTGAACCTTTAAATTTAGAAGATATGACAGACGAAGATCTTAAAAAATTAATTGAAGATGTAATATCAGATATGGTTAGTTCAGGTGAACTAGAAGCTGGTGAAGGTGATGAAGAAGATGATGACTTAGAAGATGGTGAAGATGAAGAAGAAGGTGATGGTGAGTTAGAAGATGGTGAAGATGAAGAAGAAATCAATTTAGATGAACTTTTAGCTGAAATAGAAGGTATGGATGAAGAGATGGAAGAAGAAGATTTAGATGAAGCATTTAGAGATATATTTAAAGGTGATGCATCAAAATTTATTTCCAATAATAAATCTGAAGCTGAGAAAATTATAGCAATGAATGATAAAAAAGCAGCACTAGAAATAGCAGCCCCTCTCATTATAAAATTCAGAAACGAACAATTGAAAAAAGGACAAACACCAGATGCTGTTAGATCAGATGTATCAGACTTAAGACAAAAATTAGATTTAAGTGGATTAGGTGGTACTAGTAAAAATACAGTTTCAACATCAGAAAGTCTTCAATCAGAATTGGATGAAGCATTAGATACCATTAAAAATCTTCGTGGTGATTTGAATGAAGTTAATTTGTTGAATGCTAAATTGTTATTCACAAATAAAATCTTCAAAGCTAAAAACTTGACTGAAAGTCAAAAAGTAAATGTACTTACAACATTTGATAAAGCAACAACAGTAAAAGAAGTTAAACTAGTATTTGAAACTTTAAACGATGGTTTAAAAGTTAAATCATCTAGAGTTAATGAAAATTATGGTAGTGCTTCAAAAGGAGTAGGAACAACAAAAACAAAACAACCGATATTAGAATCTGATCCAATGGTGGCTCGTTTTCAAAAATTGGCTGGTATAATTTAATTTTAAAATAAAAAAACAATGTCAAACATTAATTCACTTTTAGAAAGCTCTGCAAACGGTTGGAAAAATATGCAGAGTGATGCGGCTAGAATGGCTGCAAAATGGGGAAAGACAGGTTTGTTAGAAGGTCTTGGAAACGAGATTGAAAAAAACAATATGTCTTTAATCCTTGAAAACCAAGCTAAACAACTTGTTGTTGAAACTTCAACTAACGGTACTACAGGTGGTACATTTACAGCAGGTGCTGGTCCACAATGGGCTGGAGTTGCTCTTCCATTGGTACGTAAAGTATTTGGTGCTATTTCTTCTAAAGAATTTGTATCTGTACAACCGATGAATCTTCCTTCAGGTCTCGTATTCTTCTTGGATTTCCAATATGATCAAACAAAACAATTACGTTTTGGCGGACCAGGTAATGCATTCACTTCACCATCTTCTATGTATGGTAATACAAACCCAGGCGCAGATTTTAATCCATCTGATGGTTTATATGGTGCCGGTCGTTTCGGTTACTCAATCAACCAATTCTCATCTTCAGCGGCACAAGTCACAGCTTCAGCTACTTGGGCTGATGTAAATTATGATGCTGAACTATCATCTTCAATTGCGGCTGGTGATTTGGTAAAAGTAATTGTAACAGGTCCTACTAATTTTGATGCTAAAGGAGTTCGTGCATTTGTATTAAGTGGTTCTACTATGAACCCTGCATTTGGTTTACCACAATATACATCTACTGATGGTACAGATATTACTTTTGTATTTGCCTCAGGTTCAGGTGCTTCTAATGGTACTGCTACTTTATTCTACAATATACAACCAGTTGATAATAATCGTGGAGATTTTGAAGATGCATCAGGTGCAGGATATACTAATGCACAATCTACATCAGGTGACCAATTGGCTATCCCACAGATTGATATCAAAATGAAATCAGAAGCAATTGTTGCTAAAACTCGTAAGTTGAAAGCACAATGGACACCTGAATTCGCACAAGATTTGAATGCTTATCAAGCATTAGATGCTGAAGCAGAATTAACGTCAATTATGTCTGAGTATATTTCATTAGAAATTGACTTAGAGGTATTAGATATGTTGATCCAAGATGCTTCTGCTGCAGATGAGTACTGGTCAGCTGTGAATAACAAATCATTAAATTCTGCTAAAACAGGATATGATTCATTAGGTTTCTACAATACACAAGGACAATGGTTTCAAACTTTAGGAACTAAAATGCAAAAAGTAAGTAATAAAATCCATCAGAAAACACTTCGTGGTGGTGCTAACTTCTTAATATGTTCCCCATCAGTAGGAACGATTTTAGAATCAATCCCAGGATTTGCTGCATCATCTGATGGTGATGTTACTAAAGCGTCTTACGCATTCGGTATCCAAAAAGCAGGTCAAATGAATAGCCGTTATACAGTTTATAAGAATCCTTATATGACTGAAAACGTTATTTTGATGGGTTATAGAGGATCTCAGTTCTTAGAAACAGGTGCTGTATTTGCTCCATATATTCCATTAATCATGACTCCACTTGTATATGATCCAGAAACGTTTACTCCACGTAAAGGTTTATTGACTCGTTACGCTAAGAAAATGATAAGACCGGAATTTTATGGTCGTATATTTGTTAGTGATTTAGCTTCTGTATAAGAAAATAATCATAATATTTCTTTAAGAGCCTGGCAATAGCCAGGCTTTTTTTGTATATTAATAATATGTATGTTCGATACATTAAATATATGTTAGGATGAAAAAGAAATATGATAAGAAGATTATACAATATTCATTGGATGGAGATATCATAGAATTATTCGAAAGTGCTAAATTAGCTACCAATATAGTAAATTATGATTCTATAATAAATTGCTGTAGGGGAAAATATAAAACAGCAGGAGGATACATATGGAGATTTGAAGGAGATGATTTTTCTATATCATATGATAAAAAAATTAATGGTAAAAATCATATATGTGGAATATGTAAATCATCCGAAACAATTCGCTCTATGAATATGCATTTAAAATGGGTACATAATATTTCAACAGAAGAATATATTACTCAGCATGGAGAATTTCGCCCTAAACAATTAAAAAATAAAACTAAACTCAACCCATCATTTACTTGTAAAGAATGTGGAATACCATTAAATGGTAATAGACACCTAATGTTTCATATCAATAAAACCCACCCAGAATTAACCAAAAGTGAATATATTATAAAACATATGTTAAATGGGGATGAACCAATATGTAAATGTGGTTGTGGGGAAAAAGTTAAAATATTAGAGAATGGTAGGAATTGTGACTTGCAAAAAGATACATACCATAGAGATTATATAAAAGGTCATATTGATTGGGATGTATTTTCTAGTACTGGTAAACAATCTAAAGAAGAAATAGAATTATTAGAATATATACAATCAATATATGATGGTAAAATCCAAACAAATATTAAAAATATAATCCCAAGAAATGAAATAGACATATTCCTCCCAGAATTATCAATAGGAATAGAATATAATGGTCTATACTGGCATTCTGAAAAAGGAGGAAGAATGAAAGATTATCATATAAATAAAACTAACCACTGTTCCTCTAAAAATATTCACCTTATACAAATATTTTCTGATGAATGGTTAAACAAAAAAGAAATAATTAAAAGTAAACTTCAATCCATACTAAAAGTTACCCCTAAACAAAATACAATATATGCTCGAAAATGTTATGTTGGTGTTATTACCCCAAAGCAAAAAAATGAATTTTTAAAGAAATATCATATACAAGGAGAAGATAGAAGTTCTATTAAATTAGGGTTATTTCATGGAGAAAATATTGTAGCTGTTATGACATTTTCCCATCCTAGAATTTCATTAGGTGCATCTAAAAATTCCCCCAACACATATGAATTATCACGATATGCTTCATCACATAATGTTATAGGAGGAGCCTCTAAACTCATCAAATATTTCACCCAAAAATACACCCCATCCCAAATATATTCATACTCAGATAATAGATGGACCAACCCAGATAAAAATATGTATTTAACTATAGGTTTTTCAAAATCATCTAATTCATCACCTGGGTATTTTTACACAAAAAATTTTTTACAAAGAATACATAGGTATAATTTTACAAAACATCACCTAAAAAAAATGGGAGCAGATGTTGAAACAAAAACAGAATATCAAATTATGCAAGAAATGGGATATACTCGTGTGTGGGATTGTGGTTCTACAAAATATATTTTAAATTTATAATACCCCCAATACCCTGGCAATAGTCAGGCTTTTTTTATATATTTATTAACAAATAATATTATATGAGTGATTTTAATAGAACACCAGAAGCACAAGAAGTTTTTAAATCAAAAAGAAAACCAAAAGGATCAATTAAATTTAAAATTTCATTGAATGAAGAACAAAAAGAAGCAAAAGAAAAAATCCTAAAAAAACCATATACCTTACTTAGAGGAGCTGCTGGTTCTGGGAAAACATTACTAGCAACTAATATAGCTCTTGATTTATTTTTTAAAGGAGAAATCGAACAAATTATTATTACTCGCCCAACAGTATCAAAAGAAGATATTGGATTTCTTCCAGGTGACTTAAAAGATAAGATGGACCCATGGTTAGCACCTATATATGATAATTTATATATGTTATATAATAAGGATAAAATTGAGAAAATGTTGGCAGAAAATCAAATTGTTATTGCTCCATTTGCATTTCTTAGAGGAAGAACATTTTGTAATTCTGTTATCATAGTAGATGAATGTCAAAATATAACTCATAATCAAACTGAATTGATATTAGGTAGATTAGGGACCGAATCAAAAATGATATTTTGTGGAGACCTCCGCCAATCCGATTTAAAATTTAAAAAAGATTCAGGTATATCATTCTTTACCAAATTAGAATGTGAAACCCCAGATGATGTTCAAGTAATTAATTTAAAAAAAAATCACAGACACCCAGCAGTAGAAAGAGTTTTAAAAGTATACGAAGACTACCAGGATTAATAAATATAATATTTGAGGTTATTTTTTAATATTTATAATAAAAATATAAAATGGCATCTACATTAAATCCAACTACTTTCAAAGTAAAAATAATAGAAGAACAAATTGTTCGTAATAATGTAATTAAAAATGAAGTAACTTACACTATAGGAAATGTTACTAATGTAGATCATAGAGTATTAACATGCCCTAACACTACATCTGTAGATTTATTTAATATAAATGGTCCAACTCCTGGAGCAGGTACATTTCCTTCAAGTAGTTTAAAATATGTTCGTATTACTAATTTAGATGATACTTACAATATTGCTATAATAGTAAGTGGATCTCAAGGTGCTTTTACACAAGAATTAACTCCAACTTCTTCTATGTTTATAGTGAGTTCAAATATTACTTCTAGTAATTTTTCCGGTATTTTTGGAGATAATATAGAATACGTTAAAGCATATGCTATTAGTAGTAGTATAGATTTAGAATATACATTAATAAACGCTTAATTATATGAATATCCCAATTTGGCCCGGATCCAGTTCATTCCAACCCGGAGAAACTCCTTTTGGATTTTATGATAATGATCCACAATTTCAAGCTGATGCTGATAAATTTGCTTTATTTGCTTCTCGAAGATTAGGATATCCTATTGTAGATATTGAATTACAAGATTTAAACTTCTATGCAGCATTTGAAGAAGCAATTACTACTTATGGTAATGAATTATATGCATATTCCGCACAAGAAAACTTATTAACCTTTCAAGGATCATCAACAACCATAGGACCAGCAAATAACCAATTAATCCAACCAAATTTAAGTTCAGAAATCAGATTATCTGATCAATATGGGACAGAAGCAGGTGTTGGTGGTAATGTTACTTGGTATTCTGCATCTATCCAATTAAAACATGGAGTTCAAGATTATAATCTCACAGAATGGGCTTTAAATTTGGGAGTTGCTGAAGGTGATTTAGAAGTTAAACGTGTATTTTATGAGGCTGCACCAGCTATTGTAAGATACTTTGACCCATATGCCGGTACAGGAACAGGTATGATGCAATTATTAGATAGTTTTGGATTTGGTGGATATTCACCTGCCGTAAATTTTTTAATGATGCCTATCAATTATGACTTACAAAAATTACAAGCAATTGAATTTAATGATCAAATCAGACGGTCCCAATTTTCATTTGAACTTATAAATAATAATTTAAGGATATTCCCTATTCCTGATGGAGGGATGCAAACCACATTTATCCAATATATTAAAAAATCAGATAGAAATAATCCATATATTAATAGTGGAGTAGGAAGTATAGTTACAAATGTATCTAATGTCCCGTATGAAAATCCAAATTATACTCAAATCAACTCAGTAGGAAGACAATGGATTTTTGAATATGCTTTAGCAATAGTTAAAGAAATTTTAGGGTATGTTAGAGGTAAATATTCTACTATTCCAATACCAAACGCCGAAGTAACGCTTAATCAAAGTGATTTAATAACTGCGGCCACTACTGAAAGAAATGCGTTGATCGAGCGTTTACGAGCTTATTTTGACGGCACATCACGACAAAGCTTACTAGAAAGAAAAGCAGCTGAAGCAACAAGTCAAAAAAGCATATTAAATGAAGTTCCAATGGTGATCTTTATAGGATAATATGGTTAGTATATATAAAATAATATAAAATATGTGTGCATTATTTGGAGGAGCAAGAGATATATCTTTATTTAGAGGTTTAAATAGAGAACTTATTTCAGATATAATTACTCAACAATGTATTTACTATAAATTTAAATTAGAAGAAACTAAAGTAAATATGTATGGGGAGGCTGCTGGTACTAAATTTTATCATGATCCTGTAATATTTAATGCTTTAATATCTCGTGGTGATCAAACACAACCAACAGATGAATTTGGTGTTTCATTTGGGTGGGATCTTGAATTTAGATTCTTTAGAGATGATTTAGTTGATGCTAATGTTATCCCTGAAGTAGGAGATATTATAATGTATCAAGATGCATATTATGAAGTAGATAATACAAATGCTAATCAATTCTTTATAGGAAAAGACCCAGATTTCCCTAATTATGATGATAACGGAATTAACCCATTAAATCCGGGATTGGAAAATTTTGGTACAAGTATATCAATTATATGTGTTGCTCATTATACCCCTGCCGATAAGGTAGCTATCCTTCGCGAAAGAATATAACATATGACTCAATATAAAAAACCCGTACCAAAATCTCAAAAAGAGATATCAAATAAACAGGTTAACCCATATATTAATCCTGAGAATGGAGAGACTCTGGGTAATCCAAATATACCATCTGAATTTCAACAATTTACACCCACAGAACAAAACGGTATAAATTTTAATAGATCAGAAAAATTATCATTTATAAATGATCATACTAAACCATTTTCAGTTAGTATACAAGATATAGATGAATCAGTATTATTTTATTTTGAAAATATTATTAGACCTTATGTTTATCAAAATGGTGTAAAAATACCTGTACCTTTAATTTATGGTGCTCCAGAAAAATGGAAATCTGTTCAAAAAGATGGGTATTATAAAGATAAAAATGGTAAAATTATGTCTCCTATTATCGTGTTTAAACGTGATGGTATGGAAAAAAATAGAAGTATTACAAATAAATTAGATGCTAATAATCCCCATTTATATACTTCTTGGCAAAAATCATATAATGCAAAGAATTCATATTCTAATTTTAATGTTTTAAATAATCGAGCACCAACACAACAATTTATAACTAATGTAGTACCTGATTATGTTACTCTAACTTATAGTTTTATAATACAAACATATTACGTAGAACAATTAAATAAAATTACCGAAGCTATAAATTATGCTTCAGATTCATATTGGGGTGATCCTGAACGTTTTAAATTTAAAGCTAATATAAATGGATATACTAATGTAACAGAATTAGCCCAAAATGATGATAGAATTGTTAGAAGTACTTTTACTCTTACAATGTATGGATATATAGTACCGGATACAATTCAAAAAGATGCTACAGCTATTAAAAAATATAATAGTAGATCTAAAATAACCATTGGAATGGAGGTAACAGATTCTGTAGCAGAAGTAGTAACAACAACAAATAGAAGAAGACCAACAAACCCAACATCATTTTTCCCTTCTGGAGGTGGTTCTGGTGGTGGTGTGGATCCGGTTACTATAACGTATTTAAACACGAATATACAAAAATTAGGCACATATGTTAACCCAACAACTATAACATTTAATAGCGGCTGGTTAATATCACCACAAGGTTTACCTCCAACATCTATAAATAATTTTACTTTATTCTGTAATGGTGCTTTAATAGAGCTAGCAGCTATAGTTTCATTTACAGAATCAGCAGGAGTAACAACATTAATAATAAATCCATCTGCTCTTGGATATAGTTTTAGCCCTACAGATGAAGTAATAGCAATAGGAAAATTTAATAGCTAATGGCAATAATCAAACCAGAACAACTATCCGCAGGATTATATAATATAAGTGGATCATTTTCAGGTTCATTTCATGGAGATGGTAGTGATTTAACGAATTTACCAACACAATCATTTGATACTGGTTCATTTATTACAACAAGCTCTTTCAATGCGTTTATAGGTTCATATAATACAGGATCATTTACTGGTTCATTTATTGGAAATGGTAGCGGGTTAACCAACTTACCAACACAATCATTTGATACTGGTTCATTTATTTTAACATCATCTTTTAATGCGTTTACAAGTTCAATATATTCATTTACTAGCTCAATATCTAGTAGTATAGATAGTTTAACTAATGCTACCTCAAGTTATATTTTGAATTCACAAACAAGTTCAATGTTTGTTTCAAGTTCAGTACATGCTAATTCCTCTTCTATTGCTATATCTAGTTCATATGCTTTAAGTGCAAGTTATGCATCTTCATCACAATCCTCTAGTTTTGCTACATCTGCATCTTATACTTTAAGTGCTTCATATTCATTAACATCTTCATACACACAAAACTCACAAACTGCATCGTATGCTTTACAAGCAGTAAGTTCGAGCTTTGCTTCAACAGCATCGTATGCTTTAAATATAACATCTACAATTGGAATGAGAGTGTACACAGACGACACCTTTATTGCAGAAGGTTCAAAAGGATTTAGACACATCGGCAGTGATTCAGTAATTTCAAAAACACGCACATTAGCCAACACTAACGGGTATATTGAAGTTGATGTGAAGAGAAATGGTGCCGTACTAGGTACTATTAGTCTATCAAACCAATCTTCATCAATAGACAATACCTTGACGGGTTGGACTACACAACTAAACACTGATGACCTAATAGAATTTTATGTTAGTCAATCATCTATATATATAACAGATGTATCAATATTTATTGATATACAATCAACATAATAAAATAAATAAATGAAAGCAGCAGTAGAACACATATTCACTGGCCCAACCGGATCTATAAGTGGATCATATGATTCAACAAAGACTTTACTAGGTTCACTAATGAAGCAATATACCGGTAATACATTGGATGAAAAATACGTCAGTACCAACCCATCAGCTATAATAAACCAAGTTGAGGTAGCAGGTCTAGCATATACAATGCCTCATGTAATCCAATATACTGATGATATTTTCTGGGTATTTGTTACAGCACAAGCACCATCAATCACTCGTAACGTGGGATTATATGAATTTAATAAATTAACATCCACAATCAGTTGGAAAGGTTTTATCACTATATCAGGAACAACTTTTGCAGGTACAAAAACACCTCGAGGCTTGAGAGGATTCGTATACAAACACACAACGGGTACAGTATCTACTTCGGGAGCATCTACTACCATAACTGGAGATAGTACAGGGTTTCAATCTGAAAGAATAGCCGTTGGAGCTAGAATTGGATTTAATACAACCGACCCTAATGACGTAACAACGTGGTATGAAATAACAGCAATTAATAGTAATACAGAATTAGTTATATCATCACCTGTCAATTTATCTCTATCTACTACATATGTAATTGAGGAAATTAGAATAGCATTAGCAACAACAAATTCTTTAACTACAATAATAAATGGTGGAGTAACTTTGATTAAAGGATTAAATTACAATACCTTCACACTAGGTGGTACCACTATCCCAGAGGCATCACTATCAACCCCAACAAATGTAGATAATATTCGAGCTAGTTATTTGTTAAAAGATCCATTAATAAATGGAGCACCTCAACAAACCTGCACATTTACATCAGGAACTCCTGGAACTATTAATGTAAATAACCACGGATTAGTAGTTGGAGATTTGGTTGTATTTACAACAACAGGAACACTTCCCGTAGGTATTACAGCGGCATCAACAATATATTATGTTACACCTACAAATCTAACAACCAATACGTTTACTGTATCAGTTACATTAGGAGGTGTTATAATTAATATAGCATCAGCTGGAACTGGAATACACACTGTCAACTCATCAACTGCATGGAACCCATGTGGATTAGGCAGTGATGATTTTATAAGCAATTCTCATCATGATTTATATCTGGTCCACTCAAATAATGCAACAAGTGTTAGAATAATTAAATATAATCTAAGAGCACCATTAACAGTTATATCAGGATACTCAACAAGTGCATTTATTTTTAAAACAAATAATCACGCAATAGTAGGAACAGCATCCCAAGTAAATAATGGTAGAATATTTACTGCATCTCATGGTGCTGCAAATGGAGTAAAATCACTATGGTTTGTAACAACGAATCGTATATACAGGTGTACATTATCTGGAATAACCCCATTAGCAACTGGATGGATTAGCGATTTTATGATCGAAATTCCCCCAGGAACTTCTACAACTTACTCTGCACTCTCAACAATGAGCCAGATTGATTACAGTGAGACTATTGATAGAATCTTTATTCCAACTACAAGTGGTCGATTTGGGGTATACATAGGTACTTACGATACTACTGGATTAATTCCTTTTGAGAAAATTATAGGTACAAATATTAATCGACTAAAACTATCAACAACCCCATCAGGTGCTGTAGATGGTTTATTCCCACAAGCAGCCGTGACTGTATGGACAGAGGGTGGATATATGTTTGTAATTCCAAATACTGCAGTTTCTGGTTTAAATTGGTTATATATATTCCCAATAGGAGCTGATAGTACATACGCTGCAAATACCAATCAACGAATTATCACACCTAAATTGGCAACTCCAAATGCATCTAAATTGTATAGGGCTTATGTAGATCACGCTGAATATATAGGTGATTATGGATTAGGAATCCAACCAGAAGCTTATAAATTATATTTTAGAACTTCAGGAATTGATGATAATAGTGGATCGTGGACGGAGGTGGGAAGAAATGGAGATTTAACTTCACAATCTCCAAATAACTTTATTCAGTTTATGTTTGAGCTGGATGTTTTAGGAGAGGTATGTGTTCCAACAAAGATATACGGCGTTAGTTGTGTATATGAGGATGGATCTCAGGATTCTCACTATGAACCTTCATTAACAAAGTCATCTGCGCAGAATAGACAATTTGCATGGAGGCAAACGGCACTTTGGGGAGGAACAATTCCCAACCTAAGAATGAGGTTATTTAATGTAGCTACTAATACAAATATTTTAGATGACAACATAACTACAAGTGCTTATGGAGTTTGGCAATATTCAACAGATGGTATTTCTTGGTTAGCATGGGACTCATCAGCGGATGTAATAGGAAATTATATAAGGTATACAGTAGATGGTGGTGTTATTGGAAATTTAATAACGGTGAGAGCCCTTTTAACACAAAACTAATATGTCAGAAGTCTTAACGGATATATTATTTGCAGTAACCGAGTCAATGGTAGGAGTCACATTTACTATAGAACTTCCAATTTCAGGATCTATAGGAAGTCCAGTTTTAATTGAATCACAGACAGTGTTTTTTGAACTTAAAATTTCTGGTGAAGAAACAATAAGTATAATTTAGAATAAGTACCTAGTGTTGTTTTGTATTTACAGAATAAACGCCATATTTATATAAAAATAAATTTGTAATAATAGATTTAATATAATAAATGTCTAATATATTATCCAAAACCGGAATAACTACAGGATACTCGGTAGATGCATGGCATATAACACAATCCATTGATGCTTTTACCGGAGATGTAGATTATGATATAAATGTATCCGGTTCTTTTACCCTAACAGGTAGTCTAAATATTGATGGAAATATGTATGGAAATACTTTAGGTTCTTCATCAACATCTGATAATGCAGATTATTCACTTCAATCATATTACTCTTATAATTCTTCAATTGCTGGATTTAATGAATCAGATTTTTTCACATTGCAATTAGTAAAACCAGAAATAGATTTAGCAACTTATACTGATTATTATATTGGGGTTGGTGAGTCTGGTGTTGGTTCAAAATATATAGGATTAGTATTACCAATTGATTGTTTTATATTGAGAGCATATATAAGTGCTACCACACAGATTACAGGTAGCTCACAACCACCTTCAATTAATTTATTAATAGATGAAACACCACTATTATTAACTGATGTAATTTTAGATTACTCCCAACATTATTCATATGGTATTGGGGGTATTTACACATCATATCTAGCTGGTACTCGTATATCTCTTCATATTCAAACTCCACTTTTCACCATATCACCACACAAAGTTACACATAATGTAATATTAACAATATTACCATATACTCTATAATGAACATACTATCTAACATAGGAATTACTTCTGGAAGTAAAGTTGAAGCATGGCATATTACTCAATCAATAGATGCATTCACTGGAGAACAAGAATATGACATATTCCTATCAGGCTCATTAACTATAACAGGAAGTTTAAATTTCACTCAGATTACAAATGATATATATGGTAATTCTTCAACATCAACCACATCATCTTATTCAACAGTTACCACCAATACCTCTTATGCTTTAACAGCCTCCTCAGCATTTAATCAAACTATAATTTTAACTTTTACCCACCCTCAAATTAATTTAGAAGCAGATACCAAATATTATATAGGAAATGGAAATATCACAACAACAGGATCATTTAGTCCATCGGCTAATACACCTACCCCAGCCGGGATGATATGTCCTGTAGATGGAACTATAGTGGGTGCTAGTATAACATCCAATAGTATAATATCTGGATCACTTACTTCATTAATTACTTTAGGAATTAATTTATATGATCAAAATTATACATTTGATGAATTCATTTATAATCCATATGTTTATAATAATATACAAGATATTGAAATTAATGTAGTAGAGGGGGATATATTAACATTTGAAATTGCAACAAAAACAGGTACTTTACCACAAGCAACAACCCATAATATCCATTTATATATTAAATCATACGTATAATACCCATTTTTATATTAAATAATGGCAAAAATCTTATCAAAATCTGGAATAATAGATAATAATACTATTAGAACATGGCATGTTACTCAATCAATAGATGCATTTACAAATGTAGAGGCATATGATATTACTATATCTGGTTCATTAACCATAATTGGAGACTTAAACCTAGATACAGATCCAACAGGAAATCTAATTGGAAATTCAGCACATTCTATATCCTCATCATATTCATTAAATTCATTATCATCACTCCAAGCAAGTTATGCTGATATATCAAATGATGTTACAGCATTCCAACTATACCATGGAGTATTTAAATACCCAGAACAATCCAAAGAATATTATTTTGCAATTGATATAGAGCCTATATCTGTTTTATCTCAATCATTAGATTATGTAGGAACAAATCTCCCAACAAAAGTAACCATAATAAGCGCAAGTTTAACTACAACAATTACAGGAACAACAGGGGGTCCTGATTTATCTAGATATAAATTAATGCAAGGTTCAACAACATTGTATGATTTTGGATATATTTTATCTCATAATAGTTGGGTCTCATCTATTATAAGAGGAATTAATATTGATGTAAACCCATCTAATAATCTTATTTATATGATTTGGGAAACACCAACCAATTGGGATATAGCTCCCACTTTTGTGTCTCATAATTTAGTTTTATATTGTACTCGAGGTTATAATCCTGTCTAATAATTATAATAAATTAATATAAAAATAAAATGGAAACAGTTACAGAAACCAAAGTTTTAAATCAAGAAGAATTTCAAATTTTAAAAACAATTCAAGAAGAAACACAATCATTGATTCTAGAATTAGGTGAAATTGAATTAATTAAAATTCAATTAGAAAATAGAAAAGAAAAAGCAAAAGAATATTTATCTGAGCTAAATCAAAAAGAACAAGATTTTACACAATCTATATTTCAAAAATATGGTACAATATCAATTAACCCAACTACTGGGGAAATTAATTTAATTTCCTAATTAATTTAATTGGGTTATTTAATATTTATAAATAAAAAACAATGGCAGAAGAAGTATTATTATCCCCGGGTGTAGCATCGATAGAAAATGATCAATCATTAATAACCCAACAACCTATTCAAGCAGGTGCTGCTATTATAGGCCCAACAGTAAAGGGAAGAGTAGGAATCCCTACTATAGTAACATCATATAGTGATTATATTAATAAATTTGGATCTACTTTTTTAAGTGGAAGTCAAACATATAGTTATTTTACATCAACATCCGCAAATAACTATTTTAGTAATGGAGGTAATACATTATTGGTAACTAGAGTAGCTAGTGGATCATTTACACCTGCTAAATCAACAACTATCCCAACATCAACTGTTGCTACTAGTGCATCTGTTATATTAAACTTAATAGATATAATGAGTGAAGCAAATTCTGTTGGTTCTAGCTCATTCTCGGTAAATGGAATTACATTTTATTTTACTGGTTCTAATGAAATTAATACATCTGCAACAATATATATAAATACATCTTCTTTTGCATCATCTACAATTGCAGACTATGCTGTTACTTCTTCTAATATATTTACTGTTAGCAGTTCTGTAGCACCTTATAATACTTTATTATCATTTATATCATCCGATTCTTCCACACCCAATATAATCTTTACCTATATAGGCTCAAATGGTTTTACAGGAAATTCCAACTATATTACATCAGGAAGTACTACAACATATTTTAGTGGAGGTACTAATATGGAAGCATTCATATTAGAGACATTATCTGAAGGCATTATAATGAATAATACAAGCCCACAAAACCCAGATGGAACTTTACCTTCAGGATCATCAGATAATTTTAGATGGCAAATAGTCTCTCCAAATATTGCAAATGGAACATTTTCATTATTAATAAGACAAGGAAATGATTCAACCAACTCACCATCAGTTATAGAAACATGGGGTCCATTATCATTAGATCCCCTATCACCTAATTATATTGAGAAAGTAATAGGTAATCAAACAAAAACTGTAGTAAACGATAATGGTGAATATTATATTCAATTAAATGGAAATTTTAATAATCAATCACGATGTGTTAGAGTTAAACAAGTAAATACTCCAACACCATCATATCTTGATAACTCAGGAGACCCAAAACCACAATATACAGGATCTATCCCTATTTTAAGCAGCGGATCATTTGATTCAGCAACAGGAACAAATATTCCTTCTGGAATAGGTAATTACTATGAAAATATAAATGATACTAATACTCAAGGTCTCCAATCAAGTGATTATATTGAATCAATTTCATTATTATCTAATAAAGATGAGTACAGATATAATTTAATTACAGTACCTGGATTAATTGCAAATTCAACATTCCCATCCCATGCATCCGCAATATCATTATTGTTATCTAATTGTCAAAACAATGGTAATTCAATGGCTATAGTAGATATAGCAGGATATGGATCAAATATATTACCCGTAACAACAGCAGCTGTAGCTTTAAATACATCATATGCCGCTACTTATTGGCCTTGGGTTCAAACTATTGACCCAGATACAGCCCAACAAATATGGGTACCAGCATCAACATTAATGCCTGGAGTTTATGCTTTTAACGATAATTCAGCTGAGGCATGGTATGCACCAGCGGGTACTAGTAGAGGTGTAATGTCTAATGTTATACGAGCAGAAAGGTATTTAACTCAAGGAAATAGAGACATATTATATCAATCAAATGTTAATCCAATAGCTACTTTCACAAATTCAGGAGTAACAGTATTTGGACAAAAAACATTACAAAAGAAAGCAAGTGCTCTTGATCGTGTGAATGTTAGAAGATTATTAATTGAGCTTAAAAATTATATTTCTCAAATAGCGGATACATTAGTATTTGAACAAAATACAGTTTCTACACGTAATAACTTTTTACTTCAAGTAAATCCATATTTAGGTTCAATTCAACAAAGAAATGGTTTATACAGTTTTAAAGTAGTAATGGATGAATCAAATAATACACCAACCACAATAGATAATAATCAATTAGTAGGTGCTATTTATATTCAACCAACAAAAACCACCGAATTTATTTACTTAACATTTAATGTTACACCAACAGGCGCTCAATTTTCATAAAATATTTAAGTAGAATATTCAAAAATAACATATATGTTTCTTTATATGAATATACCTAAATTAATATTAAAAAATGTTTTTGAACAAAAAAACAATATTTATAATAAAATAAACATAATATAAAATGGCAAATTTTCCCGTATCCCCAGGAGCAACTACAAGTGAAATAGATAACACATTCTTAACAGGGCAACCTGTACAAGCAGGTGCGGCTATTATAGGACCAACAGTAAAAGGACCTGTTGAATTACCTACTCTCGTTACTTCTTATGCAGACTATGTAAATAGATTTGGTGATGTTTTAATAAGTGGAAGTGATACATATTCATATTTCACTTCAATATCAGCTTATAATTACTTTAATAACGGAGGAACATCTTTAATTGTTGCTCGTGTAATATCTGGCTCATATACAGCAGCTACCAGTTCAGTAATTTCAAATTATTTGAACGTTGCTTCATCTTCATTTACATTACAAACATTATCTGAAGGCATTATAATGAATAGTACTTCACCAGAAGTATCAGGTTCACTAACATCAGGAAGTAAAGATAATTTAAGATGGCAGATTACTAACTCTAATACAGCATCAGGAACATTTAATGTTGTTATTAGACAAGGTAATGATAAAAATGTTGCCCCTACAGTTCTTGAATCTTGGAATAATGTTTCATTAGATCCTAATTCCTCAAGATTTATTTCCAGAGTAATTGGTGATCAAGTTTTAAAATATAATCCAACCTCTACTCAAATTGAAGCATCTACAGGTTCATTTCCTAACCAATCAAGATACATACGTGTTATAAATGTAACCCCATTACCAAATTACTTAGATAATAACGGAAATCCAGTATCAGAATACACATCATCCATCCCAATCAACGGGACAGGTTCATTTGGAGGTGCTACAGGTACTATAAAAGCCGGAGCTAATTTTTATGAAAATATTAACGGAACAAATACACAAGGTTTAGTAGCTGGTAATTATGATAATATGGCTAATCTATTATCTAATAGAGATGATTATCAATTTAACATCTTATCAACACCCGGATTATATGATACTGATTATTCTTCAACAATTTCAACTATTATAAATAATACACAATTGCGTGGAGATAATTTATATGTAGTTGATTTAGTAGATTATAGTAGCGGTATAACAGATGCTATTGCTCAAGCACAAACAAGAGACACTTCATATGCAGCTACTTATTGGCCTTGGATTAGAATTGCAGACCCAGGAACCGGAAAACAAGTATTCGTACCTGCATCAACTTTACTACCAGGTGTATACGCATATAGCGATAAAGTATCTGCTCCATGGTTCGCACCAGCAGGTATTAATAGAGGTGGATTATCTACAGTATTGAGAGCTAAAGTAAAATTATCACAAGCTAATAGAGATGATTTATATTCAAATAACATCAACCCAATTGCAACATTTCCAAGAACCGGAGTATCTGTATTTGGACAAAAAACATTACAAAAAGGTGCTTCAGCATTAGATAGAGTAAATGTTAGACGTTTATTAATTGAATTAAAAGCATATATTTCTCAAATAGCAGATACACTAGTATTTGAACAAAACACTATTACAACCAGAAATAACTTCTTGAGTAGAGTAACTCCATATTTACAAACTATCCAACAAAAACAAGGTTTATATGCTTTTAAAGTACTTATGGATGATTCAAATAATACTCCTGATATAATTGACAGAAATCAATTAGTAGGACAAATATATATCCAACCAGCTAGAACAGCAGAATTTATTGCTATTGACTTTATATTACAACCAACAGGTGCTCAATTCCCAGGATAAAAAATTGAAAAATAATTTAAAGGAGAGTGCAATTTATTGCACTCTTTTTGTTTCCTATAATATGCATAATGAACCCCAAACGACATATTATGAAAAAATATACAAAATGTAGCCAAGAAAAAGAATATTTAAACTTTTATAAAAAAATCATCTAAAGACGGATATAACAATGTTTGTATCCCCTGTAGAATAGAATATAATAGCTCTAAAAAAGAAAATATTTAATTATATTATCAAGAAAACAAAGAAAAATATTAACATAGTAGTAAAAAGTATTACCAAAATAACCAAGAAAAAATTAAACAAAAAATCATCGAATATCAAAAAAAATCCAATAAAAACTAGACAATCCTGTAATAAATGGAAATCTAATAATAAAGAATATTTTAAAATATGGAGGGAAAATAAATGGAAAAATGATACAAATTATAAGTTAAGAATTTTACTGGGCAATAGATTAAATGAAGTCTTAAAGAAAACAAAACCTATAAAAATAGTAATATTATCCAACTTTTAAATTGTTATTTAGACGAATTAAAACAACACCTCAAAAATAAATTCATACCAGAAATTAATTGGGATAATCATGGGGTGGTGTGGGAAGTAGATCATATAAAATCATGCTTTAAATTTGATATGAATATTGTAGAAGAACAAAAACAGTGTTTTAATTATGTAAATCTTCAACCATTATTTAAAACAACTAAAATAGCAGAAAGTTTTGGATATACCAACCAAATTGGAAACAGAAATAAAAGTAATAAATAATGTTATTTTTCTTATATTTCATATATGTATCATCGATAAATAAACATTAAAATAAACATTAAATTACAATATTATGGCTATTCTCGACCCAAATGAGATTTTCTTTACGGCTTTTGAACCAAAACAATCTAATCGCTTTATTCTTTATATTGATGGTGTTCCTTCATATATGGTAAAAGGAATGTCAGCTGTTAATTTAGCACAAACTGCAGTTCCTCTTAACCATATTAATGTTCAACGTTTTGTAAAAGGAAAAACAACTTGGGGTACTATTGATTTCACATTATTTGATCCAATTACACCAAGTGGAGCCCAAGCTGTAATGGAATGGGTACGTTTACATCATGAATCCGTAACAGGTAGAGATGGATATTCTGATTTCTATAAGAAAGATTTAACATTCAACGTTGTAGGTCCTGTTGGAGATATTGTTTCAGAATGGGTAGTTAAAGGAGCAATAATTACTTCAGCTACCTTTGGAGATTATAATTGGGATGATGATGGTACAGCAATTAATATTGCAATGACCGTTCAACCTGATTATTGTGTTTTGAATTACTAGCCTGTTAATAATTAACGAGCTACAAAAATAAAATTAAGGATATAGTAATCCGATTGTATTTTAATATCCTATTCGCATATGTATAATAAAACGAATAGGATATTTTTATGGAAAAAATGTAAATATTGTGGTTATATCACAGATAATAAAATCAAGTTTGCTAAGCATTGCTTATACACACATAAACTTAACAGATCAAATTACATTCTCCAAACCCAATATAGTGGAATAACCCCCACCTGCATTTGTGGGTGTGGAACTGCGATGAAATATAATCCTGTGTTAGGGAAATTCCCCTCTTATATCAAAAAACATCTTCACATCATCCAAAAAGGTAAAACCCAAGAAGAAATATTCGGTGATATGAATTCACCTAAAAGAATTAAAGCCATATCGGATGCAAGAAAAGAAAGATTTGCTTCTGGTGAATATGATCATATAAAATCCTCTATATTAATAGCAAGAAAAGACCCTGAATTGGGTTTGAAGATATCCAAAGGAACAAAAGGTATTCCCAAACCAAAACCTGAAGGATTTGGAGTTGGAAGAAAACACTCAGATGAAACTAAAGAGAAAATGAGTAAAACCGCAATTAATAAATGGGAAACCGGTGATATAGGAAAACGATCATACAACCAATCAAAATTAGAAACACTATTTGAAATTTTATTAGATAATTTAGATTTAATTTATATTAGATCATATTATGCTAAGGAAATAAAAGCATTTTACGATTTTTATTTACCTAAATTTAATATTATAATAGAAGTTGATGGAGATTTTTGGCATTCAAATCCAATGAAATATAAAGATGGACCTATAAGTAAATGTCAGATAAAAAATTATGATAGAGATAAAGTAAAGAATCAATGGGCTAAAGATAATGGATACAAGATGTTAAGATTTTGGGAATATGATATAAATAATAATAGACAACAAGTAATCCAAACACTATTAGACCATCTCAAATAGCCCAAATATATGAGGAGCTTGCCTATTTTAGGTAGGCTCTTTATCTTTTCATATATTTATATATGATAAATAAAGTTATAACAAAATAAAAATTATGAGTGAATTTAAAATTCCAACAGAAACAATCGAATTACCTTCCAAAGGTTTACTTTATCCTAGTGATTCTGAGCTAGCAAAAGGAACAGTTGAAATGTCTTACATGACCGCCAAGCATGAAGATATTCTTACAAATCAATCTTATATTAAAAACGGAACAGTTTTAGATAAATTGATGAAATCTCTTATTATATCACCTATTAAATATGATGAGTTATTGATTGGAGATAAAAATGCTATTATGATAGCTGCTCGTGTTTTAGGTTATGGAAAAGATTATACATTTGATTATGAAGGTGAACCTCAATTAGTAGATCTTTCAACTATAGAAAATAAACCATTACACGCTGAAATAGAAAAACGCAAGATTAATGAGTTTGAATTTACTTTACCCCATTCCGGCAACCGTGTAACGTTTCATTTTTTAACGCACAAAGATGAGCAGGATATCAACCGTGAACTTGAAGGACTTAAGAAAATAAATAAAGATTCTTCACCTGAGTTGTCAACTAGAATGAAATACATTATTACTTCAGTTGAAGGTAAAACAGAGAAAAAAGATATTAGAGATTTTGTAGATAATTACTTATTAGCAAAAGATTCTCGTGCACTTAGAGAATACATTAAAGAAATACAACCAGATGTAGACCTGACATTCTTCCCCAGTGAAGATGGGGTTGGAATCAATATCCCAATTGGGGTTAGCTTTTTTTGGCCTGACATTTGATATAGCACCCCAGGCTAGAGCCGCGATATTTACTCAAGTACATGAAATATGTTTTCATGGAAAAGGAGGATATGATTGGAATACCGTTTATAATATGCCTATTTGGCTTCGTCGTTTTATATTTAATAAGATAAATGAGTTTTACTCTAACGAAAAACAACAAATGGAGGATGCTAAAAATGGTAGAAAACAAAAAAGTTTAATAGATTCTTCAGGTAATATAAATACTCCTGATTTTGCCCAAGTAAGCCAACAATATAAAAGACCTGCAAAGTATAAATAACTTTGTAGGTTTTAATATTTATAATAAAATATCAAATGGCTGATACAAAAGGTCCCAACAAGCAAGATATTAATGAAATAAAAAATGCTTTAAGGGAAATTCAACAATTATATGATACTTTAGGAGGTAAAAATCCTTTTGCGGGAGTTGATAGTAAAAAATTAGCTAACTCTGCAGATGAGGTTAAAAGATTAAAAGATAGTCTCCAAGAAGCTAGAGAAGCCGTTAGTGATATGGAGGGTGAAGCTGGAGACTTATTCAAAAGTTGGAAAGCAATAGCAGATGAGGTTAAAGGAAATAGAAAAGTATTAAATGATTCTAAAAGTACTGTATCTAAAATAAATGATTTATCTCAAAGGATAAAAGATCATCAATCAAAAATAAATATACTTTCTTCAAAAGATTTAAATAATATTAAATCTAAATTAGAACAACATAAATCTACCCTTAAAGTCAATAAAGACTTTTTACAAACATCCATAGATGAATTAAATGCTAAAAAAATAGCAGGAACAGCAACGGCAACAGAACTAAGCCAGCTAAAAGAATCTGAAATAATCCATAAAAATATTACAGGAGGATTAGAAAAAGATTCTGGGATATTAGATCAAATTATATCAAAAGCCCAACAAGAAGCTAATTTTAGAAAAGAAATTGAAACAAGTCTAGGGGTTACCGGAGGTATACTTAAAGGAATGTCAAAAATTCCTATAATAAAAGATGTTGTAGATACTGAAAAAATATTAAAATCTGCAAATGATGAAATAGAACTTTCAGGATCAGGTGTAA